CAATCGCCACGTCCTTCGCGGTGATCACGCCGCCCGCGTCGGCCTGCGTGGTCTTTCCGTCGACCTTCGCCAGCCCCGCGTGGCCTTCCGACACATACCCGACATTGGCGAGGTCCTGCGCCTCGTCGCGGGCCGCTTCCGCCGCTATGCGGGCGGATTCGGCGGAAAGGGCCGCCGCGTTCTTCGACGCAAGGGCGTTCGTCTCGCTGACTTTCGCGTTGTCTTCCGAAACCTTTGCGGCCCCCGCCGAGCCCGAGGCTTCACCCGCCTTCCTTTTCGCCACCTCTTCCGAGTCGTGGGCGTTCCGTTCGCTCAGAGCCGCCGCGTCGACGCTGGCGTTCACATCCACGGCAAATTCGTTCAGCGCGGGGATCAGCGTCTTGTTCAGGTCCTCGTTGACCATCTTTTCCTGCGCCTTCAAGCTATTGAAGGTCATCGTGTCGAACCGTTCCTGATCGCCGACCAGACGGTTCGGTGGCTCGGGAATCGGGGAAATCTTGGGAAGCTGCTTTACTGCCATTATTTCAACCCCTGTACGTCAATGTTCATGCTCACTTCATTCGGCCCGATGACGGTTGCGTTCCAATCCTCAAGCCAACCCCAGACAGTCAGCGACTGGTAGGAGCCGATGCCCTCGTTGTCGTCCCCGAGCCAGAGCGCGGGAAGGCCGTGCATCCGGGCGAGGATTTCCCGCACGCTGTCCAGCCGGGACGGGTGCAAATACAGCGGCAGGCTCGTGCGCTTGGCGTTGGCCCGCTTGACCAGCCGCGTGTTGCCGAACTCGTCGGTGTCCTTTCTGGAATAGTCCCGGATGCCGAGCCGGGTATTGTACTGCGTCGTACCGATAGGCCACGCCTGCCCCGCGATGACCTGCCCGAGCGCCGGGCCCCCTTCCTGCGTGAGCGTGACCTCAAGCGTGGCCACGGGCGACATGGGAATATTGGTCACGGCCTGATCCACGATGCGCTCAAGGGGCAGGAAGTAGTATTTCCAGTAGCCGTCCACGTCTTTCAGCGTATTCACCGTGCGGTCGTACATGACGAGGCCGTCGCCGTCCTTCACCACGGCCCGGATGCTGGTAGCCTTGAAGTTCAGGAGGGCAAAGGCCGTACAGCGGTTGAAGGTTGCCGCAAACGTCATGACGTCCTCAGCCGCGACCGTCTGCGTGGACACGTACTGGTCGAGCATTGCGTAACGGTTCGTCGGCCCCATGAGCCGCCATGCCGCATCCGTCCCTTCGCAATTCTGGTCAGGCCGCTTGCCCGTGCTGGCGGTCACGGCCTTGTAGACCCTATGCTCATGGATGACGGAATCCCCGATCTCATAGGCTGTGCCCGCGTTCCACGCCGGGGCGTCGTTTTCCGGCACGGTGCTGGACAGCAACCGGATGGCCTGCGGCTCTATGAGCTTCATGCCCGCACCCCCGGCATCCCCTCGGCGTCCCACGCTTCCACCATGTCGGACGTGCGGCGGGAAAATCTGGCGATCTCGGACATGGAAATGAGCATGTCTCGGCGAAGCTCATAGACCTCCCGCCGCAACGCCTTGACTTCCTCGCGGCTTCCCGAATCGGTGTCAGCCGCCCGGGGCGTCGCGCTGCGGAACAGCGCCGCCGTATCCGCGGCTGTGTACACGCGCCCCGGCTGCGAGAAGTTCACAAGCTCCGGCCCTTCCTCGCCCAAAAGGGACCAGCCCGGCATGGCAAGCCCGCCCCGGGCGAACGCCTTCACTCCGGCCTTGTCGCCGGCCGCACCCAAAAGCGGCTTCAACTCGGCAATCTGCTTCTCGATTTCCTCAAGCGTGGCGCTCTGGCCCTGCAACTCCGCAAGCGCCGCGTTCTGGACATCAAGCTGGCCTTGCAGCGCTTCAAGTTCCTTGTCGGCTGCGGACACCTGCGCGCCCGCCGCGTCCTGCGCGGACTTCAACTGTGCGTTCACCGCCCAGAAAGCGTCGAGGTATTCTTCTTCCGTCCCCGCCGTCTGCTTCACCAGATCGAGCAGGGAATTGCCCACGCCCGCAAGCTGGCCCGCCGCGTCGGAGTCGCCGCCAAGCGCCAGCCCGGACAGCCGCCGGAACTCGGCCTGCACCGTTCCGAGGCGGTTCTCCGCGTCGAGGTTGGCGCTCCCGGCAAACAGGTTGTACCGGGATTGACCAAGGCTCTTGTCGAGCCCTTCCCATGTGCTCTTGAGCGTCTTCGCGGCGGAAAGCTGCTCGTTGATGGCGTTGATCTGCTCATGTATCGCCTGTTGCTGAAGCTGGACCCGCTGCTGTTCCAGCGCATCCATCTGCGCCTTGAGCGAATCGTATTCGGACTTTGCGGCGTCCTGCGCGGCCTTTGCGGTTTCGGCGGCGTGGAGCTTCAACAGTTCCGCCACCTGCGCGGAGCCTTCCCCGAACTGTTGGATCGTCTCCCGCAACTCGTTGGCCTGTGAGATAGCCCGTCCCACCTCATCGGCATTGCCGTTCACCGCCGCCCACCGCTGCGCGACGGACTGGTCGAACGAGCGCAGCATTTCCTCCGTGGCCTGTTTCACCACCTCGGCGCGCATGGCCTCCACCTGCGCAAGCTGCGATTCCGTCGCCCCGATGATCTCAAGCGCCTTCTTGCGCTGGTCCACGGCCTCATTCGCCGCCTTCACCGCCTGCGCGTAGGCCGAAAGTGGGTGCAAGGACTCGTCCAGCGTCTTGATGTAGTCGTTGATGAAGGCGTTCCGGTACTCATTGATGAGGCCCGCCGCGTACTGCGCGTTCACCCCGGAATCCTTCATGCCCTGCGTCCATGCGTCGAGCTGCGCCTTGGCGGACTGCGCCTGTTGCTCCATCTCGGATAGTGGGCTCGTGATAGCATCAGTCGCGCTCTTCACCGCACTGATTGCGGAAAGCGCCGTGGACGCCTTCTGCAACCCCTCGTCGGTGGTGACGTCAAACGAATCAAAGAACTGCGAGATGCCCGCGTTCGAGAAAACCTGTTGGGCTACGGCGGTCATCTGGTTGCGCATGTCCTGCGCCGCTTCCTCAAGCCGCTCCTCGGCCATGCCCTCTTCCCACCACTGGAAGTTCCACGACGCATCGGAGACGCCCCGCCCGGCGGACCATGTGGAAGTCTCAAGGCCGGACAGCGCGCTCTGGCGGATCTGCTCAGGCAGCGCCCCGGCAATATCCAGAAGGCTCCCGGCGGTCTGGCTGGCGACTTGAGCAATCCCCTGCGCGAACGGCTCGGCCTCGGACTTCCCGGCCCGGTCGTACCAAGCCCCGCCCATAAAGGCGTCGATGTACGTCTGCTGATCCCGGGAAAACCCCACGTCTTCCATTTTGCCGTACACGCTGGCGTGTGTCCGCCGTCCGCCGCCGAAGAGGGAACCAATCCCCCCACCGAGCAGACTGCCGATTGTACCGCCAAGGAGCGTACCGATGCCGGGCACTACGGAACCGATGGCCGCGCCGAGCCCGCCACCAATCCCCGCGCCTGTGCTGATGTTTGGCTGGTTGGGGAAAAGCAGGCTGCCCGCAAGGGAACCGAGGCCGAACCCTGCGCCGGCCGCGCCGAGCGTGCCGAGAAGCGTGGAACCTCCTACCCCCCAACCCCCTGTAATGCTATTCGCCAATGCATTGAATTGAGCCTCAGTTGCCGAAGACGCGAAAAAACCACCCGTCAAATTTGAAGCGAAACTGTTGATTCCCCCGGTTATGCCGGAAAAGAGCCCCGCCGCGCCAGACGTCCACGAATCCGGCAGGATGCTGGAAAACGGTATGTTGCCGAGAAGTCCGCCAGTACCGCCGCTGTCACTCCCCGAGCCCCCCGCCGCATACGCCACGCCGCCCGTGCCGAGCATACCGGACACCACACCAGCAATCTGAACCGTGATGGGCCGGGTGATGGCCATATGCATCAAATCGGCAAGGAACGACGCGAACACGGAACGGAATGAAGACAGGGACACCTTGCCCGTCTCGATCATCTGCTCCCATGCCGACTTCCAGCCGGAATCCATGCCGGAGAACAGGCCACGGAAAGCGTCGTTCATTGACTTGGCCTGATTCGAGGCCTCAACCTGATAGTCGCGCAAGGCCACCTGTGCGCCGTCCATCGCCTCGCGGCTGGCCCGCTGGATCTGGTCACGCTTCCATTCTTCAAGGCGGACAATATCGACCCCGGCCTTCCGGTATTCCTCAACCTGCTTCGAGATGGATTTTGACACGGCTTCAGACGACAGGCCTACCATGTCGGCATATCGCTTCTCGAAGTCGAGACGGAGATCGGCATTCTTCTTCAGATCGTCGTCACGCTTGGCCTCGGCCTCCCGGAGCTTCTGAGTCGTCTTTGCGGCCTCCTCACGAAACTTGAGGCCCTTCCACTCTTCCGCCTGCGCAACGGTGAGTTTCTTGGTGGCCACCATGCGGGCGGCATCGGCTTCAATGGCAATTTGAGTTTGCTTGGATTGCTCCCGGATTTTCTCCGCCATCTGGTCAAAGGACTTGGCGGCAGGGATATTCGCGGCCTCCAACGCCTCTACGGATTTCCGCAGCTCATCAAGATTGGTGGCCGACAATGCCGCTTTTTTCGCGGCATCTTCAGCGGATTTCATGCCTTTCTTGTTCAACGCTTCGAGCTGACGATCATATTCTGCGTCAACCTTCAAAAGCTCTTTTTGAAGACCAGAAAAATCCTGTCCCTGTTGCTGGTACAAAATCATTTTTTTGGTAAGAGCTAACACCGTTTCGTCATAATCTTTATTCAATGCGGCGATTTTACTTTCAGTAGTATTCTTAAGAAAATCTGCCGTCCTAGCCTCCCCTTCTGCAAGAATTTTATTCGCTTCCTCCTGTACTGATTTCATTTTTTGGGCATCTGCTAAAACAACTTTTTCGTATTCTCTGAATATTTCTTTCTGTTCTTCAGTATACTTTTTAACTGTTTCACCAAATGGGACACCCCACATGGGCATTGTCGTAGCCTTTTCCCAGCCCGCAGCCTCCATCCTTTTCTCAAGCTCTTGTTCTCGTTGTGCGGCATTGGCCTTACCCATAGCATCTGTAATAGCATTAATAGCCGTGATGATAGGGCCGTTGTCCATCACCGTCGCTTTGAACAAATTCCATTCCGTGCTCAGGCGGTTCACCGCCCCCTGTGCACCTTGTGCGGCCTGTTCCGCCGCTGGCCCGAACTCATCCTTCAGAACGGCGGCTAGCTTGGGAAGCATATCTTCCGCAGTGACCTGCCCTTTCTTGAGCATATCGTCGAGCTGTGCGGTGGTGAAACCCATAGCCTTCGCCGCAAGATTGAACGCACCGGGAAGGCGTTCACCCAACTGCCCGCGCAGCTCTTCCGCCTGCACCTTCCCTTTGCTGATCATCTGCCCTAGCGCGAGGAATACGCCGTCCATCTGTTCTGTGCTCAGGGACAAAGCGGCACCGGCTTGGGATACGCCTTCAAAAATGCCGTTCAGATCTTTTTGGAGCGCGCTCCCCTTCCCTGCGGCAAAGAACCCTTTGGCCGCTTCTGCTGTCGACTGGAATTCGAGCCCGAGCTTGTTGCTGATCTCATAGATGTAATCGAGTTGGGAGACAGCCCCTGAGGTGGAGCCTTCAATGGTGGTGTATGATTTAACTAGCCTGTCCATTTGCAGCGAGGCGTCAAAACAAGCTTTTCCGGCATAAATCGCCGCCGCGCCGATGGCCATGACCGGAACGGCGGCGGCCTTCGCGCCGCTCCAAAGCGTAGACATAGCCCCGGATGTATCGCCCAACTGCACCCGCAATTTAGCAAGCTCAAGCGTGGATAGCCCGGCGTTCTTCTGTAGATACTCAAAAGCCCGGTTCGCAGTCGCGGCGGCCTGAGACTTGAGCATGGAATTGGTCAGGCCTTCAAGCTGCTTCGAGCTGACCCCGGCGGCCTTGGCGATTTCATCCAGCCCCGACACCTGCCCCTTGAACGCACCCGAAGCCAGCGCCGTCTGTGCCGTCTTCAATTCCCGCGTCAGTTTGTTGATGCCCCCGGTGAGATCCGCCTTGGAAACCGCATTACCTATACTCTTGGCAATGGCTTCGCCTTGCTCTTTGGCAACCAGCTTGGCGCGGTTCAAATCGGTTTCAAACGCGGAGTAATCACCACGGATCGCTATATAAATGCCGGGCGTTTTTCTTGCCATGCCTCACTTCCTGTCTGATACGGCATGGCGATTTCTGCGAATGGAAGTTGACTTTCTCTGTAGGTTATGGTTCGAAAAATAAGAAAACCTATTGTAGAGACTCATGTTAAGAAAAACTAACAGGGGGGAAGTGACAAATGGTCTCTGTCATTCAAGGAATATTGATACTCTTTGGAGCGTTCGCAGCACTTGAAGCTTTTCTGGCATATCAGAACGCACAATCAGCCATGCATCAGGTTTATGCAGGAACATGGTTCATTGTTTTAGCTATCTGCATAGCTGGAATTGGTATTATCCAAGCTATTTCGAGTCTGAAATCACAGAGTTCGATAGTGGAAAATTCGAGGAATAAAATTGAGGGAGAGTCCAAGTAGCTCTACCAGATTTTACTGTGGAAGTGGTGTTGAACCCAAACGCCATTGAGCAATCAAGGCCGGGACCCCACATCCCGGCCCTTTCCATCCGCAAAAATCGCTATGCCGTTGTCAATGAACCGCTCACCGCGTGGATGCGGAAGCCTGTTGCGTTTTTTCAGCCTGTTTCGCGGCGTTGCGGCGGATGACCGTTTCCACGGCCTGCACCTTCCGCCACATGCCGGGCGTCAGATCGATGCCGAAAGCTTCCGCCACCAGCGCCAGCGCGCTGTAGTCGAACCCCACAGGGCCGCCCATGCCTGACATGCGGAGTTGGGTAGCGCCCGCCTGGAGCAGTTCCCATGCGGCGGCGTTCTCCGGCATGAGATCCGGGCAACGCCCCTCGCACTCTTCACAATCCAGATCGTCGCGGTTCCGGGAGGCCTTCCGGCAGGTGGCGCAGTATTCCGCGCCCTCACCGGAAAGCCACTCCCAGACCGCCGCTAGTTTTTTTCTTCTTCCGCCACGCCGAAGGTTTCGTTCACGATGGCCTTGTGCAGGGCGAGGATGTCGGGGAAGGGCAGTTCGTCCGTCTGGGCCGCGTCGAACCCGGCGACGGTGAACACGGCGTCCATGCCCTCGGAAATCGAATACCCGCCGCCCATGAGGTCGAAGCCCTGCGCCTTGAGCGCCTTGATGTCCTTGCCTTTGAGCGGGTTCACGATGAAGTCCTGACCGGAAAGAGTAATGGTACGCATGGTGTTTTCCTTTTGAGTTTGCTGGTTAATAGGATTCCACGTCATTGACGAGAGTAACGACGACAGAGGCGTTGTCCGCGTTGTCGTTGAAGTACGCCGAAAAACTCTGATCCATCTTGATCCCCGTGGGGCCGTCCACGGTCGGGCCGTCATAGCTGAGCTGCACTTCCGGGACGCTGAACGTCAGCTTGTTGCCCTCATCGATGGCGAACGACAGATCAAGGCTGAGTTCCTCGCTGTTCTTGGCCTTCATGAGCAGGGCCTTGTCCGTGATGAACACGGTGAGGCTGCCGGTAACCGCCATGACGCCCTGAGGCAGATCATAGACCCGCCCCTTATCGCCGAGCTTGCGGATGCTCGAATCCAGCCCGAAATCAATATTGAGGCTGCAATCAGTAACCACGCCGATCTCCGCGCCGCCGCTCAACAGGGAACCCTGAAAATTGTTGAACCGCTTCATGGCCACGGACGGGGCGCTGGCGTTGTAGTCGGCATCCACATAATCGGCATCGCGCCCGAGCATGTTGACCGTGGCGGTCAATTCCCCGTCGCCGCCCGCCTGCATAGCCAGAGACGACACCTTGCAACCTACAAACTGGCCGTAGATGTCCCCATAGGTGGCCTGCATGACGAGGGACGGCATGTCCTTGTTGGACTTCCAGACATGGGTAAACGGCGCGGCGGCGGGCTCTCCCGTCCCGGTCGTGGCCGGAGCGCCGAACATAGCCCTGAGCCAGTGGCCGAAAGCCCGTGCGTCAACCGGGACGACAACGCCGCCGGACACTTCAAGGTTCCCGTCAAAGGGTTCCGCCGGGTCATAGCGGCCCGTCAGCGTCCCCGGGGTGTTCTTGGCGCGGGACGGCTTCAGGGAAAACGAGTTGATGGGGAGGAGGACACCCCCCGGCGTAGTCGGAGCCACGCCGTAGGACGTTTCCACGTCCATCAGGACTTTGGTTCTGGCGCCGACCGCAATCTGTTTGTTGGGCATGTTTCAATCTCCTATTCGGTTTCGAGGAACCAGACCTTGAACTCCATGTTCACGCGGAAGTAATTCGTCCCGTCCTCGTACAAATCCTGATCCTCGATCAGATGCGCGCTGAACCGCGGGCCGCTTGGCGGCATGGCGGCACGAACGGCCTTGGCAATGGCTTTTGCCTCGTCATAGTCCCGCGCCCATACGTCGATCTGAAGGTCGATTTCTTCCAAGCCGGAATGCCCGGACAGCGTATTTGCGGGCCTCCCGCCGATGCGCTGGAACGTGATGCATGGGAGTTTTGTCCCCTGCGGGATCACCAGCGCGAAAACCTTGTTCCCAACCAGCGCGGACAAGCCCGCATCCTCCCGCAGCGTCCGCAACAGGACGATTTCAAAATCAACGGCGCTTGCCATAATGCGGGTCCCCCATCATGTCCTGAAGTATCGTATCCACCTTTCGCCGGACGGCGTTGCGGGCCTTGCGCAGGAAGTGTGTTCCAGTGACATAGTTGGGTACATGCTTCACAACCGTACCGTCTTTTTCCACAACCAAATCATGCCCGAACTCCACAAGATGGCTGTGCGGGGCCTTCACATAGACCACATAGCCGCCGTCCTTATACTTCGAGCGGTAGATCCAGATGGATTGCCGCAGCCTTCCCGTCTTGTCCCTGAACGCCGTCGAAGCCTTGGCCTTTTCAAAGACCTGCGCGGCAATCCCCCCAAGATCGGAATCGATTTCCGCCCGCACTCCGGCGCGGATTTCCTCAATCGGGATGTCCACCACGACGTCATTGCTCACAGCTTACCTCCCGGCACATCAACACCAGTTCCCGGCCCCGGTTGTCCGGCAACGGGGCAACGATGTTGAACACCTTCCCGTTGTGGATGACGCGCATGTCCGCCGTCACGTCCGGCCTATACCGGATGCGGATGCGCTGCGTGACTTCGGACTGTGCCTGTTGGCTGGCGAAAAACTCCCGCCCGCTCATGGCTTCCAGCGAAGCCCAGACCGTCGCCACGTTTTCCCAGACCTTGCCATGTAGCGGGGCTCCAAATTTCCCAAAAACGAGTTCCTGCCGCTGGATGGTCACGCGGTGGCGAAGCATTCCGGCACGCATCACGCTCTCCACGCTTTCAGGGCTTCTTTCCGTTTGGCTTCAATCGAGCCAACGACTACGAGCGCGAACAGCGGAACGCCCAGAAAGAGGAGAATCCCGAACATTCCCCGCAGGGACCAGTGCCAGAGGGCAAAATTCAGGGTCCACGCGGCAAGGGAACAGAAGAGATAGCCCGGGCCGCACACCAGAAGCAGGCCCATAAAGACAAGCCTCAAGACTCTCATGGGGGTCCATTTGAATTCCCGGTATTTTTTCACTTCACCATCAGTCATCAGAAACCTCCCGCAACGACATAGGGATCAAGCAGGCAATCCACGAACGTCCTGTCGAACTGGTTGAAGTTCGCCCCCACGGCGAAGCTCTCCCGCTGTTCGTACAGCGTCCCGATCCGCACCAGCATCCACTGGCGGATCGGTTCCGGGAACCTGTCGGCGGGATAGCCCGCCCTCACCGTCAGCACGGTTTCCCCCTGCGGGAAATCCGGGCCGGGGATGAAGGCCGCGCGCAACGGCGACTCCTGCGGCGACAGGCCGGACGGCGTGAAGCCGTACAGCCCGGCGTCCACCGCCTCGCCGCCCACGGTCACGGACTCCACCGCCATGCAGGGCACGAGGGGAAGCCGGAAGGGGGACGTCAGAGGGCCTGTTTCGACCTCCCAGACGGATTCTCCGAATACGCGGCGGGTGACGCCCTCCCCCTGCTGGCGCGCCGCCGTGATCAACACCGTCAACAGGGCATCATCCTCCACGGCTTCGGCGCGGGTGTGCAGCCGGGCCATTTCAAGCGTGACGGGTTCCGCTGCGGGCGGCGTGATCAGGCGTACAGTCATGGCTAGGCCGCCGCGCCGTGCTGGAAGAACTTCACGGCCTGCGCATCCGTCAGGACGCCGCCCGAGCGCATGAAGGCGAGGAACCCCACCTGCCCCTTCTGGGCAAACGCGGAATCCGCAAAACGGTACATGGTGATGCCCATGGCGTCGCGGATGATGTACTTGGAGAAGTCACCGAACAGCACGGACTTGGCCGTCGCCGCCATTGCCGGGACGGACTGGTTGATGACATACCGATAGCCAAGGATGCTCGCGGGTTCCTTCACATCGATGCCGGGAAGCCACAGGGGGCGGCCTTGCCCGTCCTTCAGCTTCTTGATCGCCTTCAGGGTGGCGTCGGCAAACATGAAGGAGCACCGCCCCCCTTCGCGGTAGGCGGGATCAAGGCTGTGCTCCAATTCCACCAGATCGTCGTAGGTCACGGAATCGACCTGCGCCTTCGCGCCGGTGACGCCGAGCGTGGCGCCGGTCAGCACGCCGGAAGGCTGAGAACTGCCCGTTCCAACAGTAAAGTGCTTGTTCGTGATGCGCCCCAAACGGGTGATCAGACGGTTGTTCACGAAGGCCTCAATGTCCGCGTTGGAGTCCTGAAGCAATTCGATGGGCACCGCGACCGTCTTGGAACTGTACTTGTGCACCCCGAGATTCACGACGCCGAACGAGGGATCGGCAGCTGTCGCCGCCGTGTTTTCGCCGAGGATTTCCCCTTCTTCGGTGGTGCCGTCGCTGGTGGGCATGGTCATGGGCACGCCGGTGGCCGTGCTGATCACGGTAGCCACGGAACGCATCCCGCCGAACGCCTTCAACGCCTCAATGATGGTGCCGGAGACTTCCGTGGGTACGGTATACCCGCCCTGCGCATCCGTCCCGGTGCTCATGGTGTTGCGGACGGCGGCCCAATCATCGGGCGTCAACGCCTGCGGGCCGTTCCGCATCCACTTGTCATAGAGGGCGTGCGGCGTGTTTTCCCGTTCATCGCGGGGTTCTCCCGTCAGACGGTCGGCTTCCATGGCCAGCGCCTTTTCATGGCGGGCAATGGCATCATCAAGGGCGGAAATCTCGTCTTCCAGCGTATCGAGCTGTTTGCCGGCCTCTTCCGGGATGGCCCCGGTATGGCTGTCCAGAAGGTTCCGGTACTCGCGGGCCTTGGCCGTGCGCTTCTCGCGCAATTCCTGAATGCTGCTCATGAAAATCTCCTAGTGCCGGGTCACGGCAAACAGGCGGGCGGTACGCTCGTACCGTTCGCGGTTCTGAGGGTTGACGGAAGACGCCGCAGCCGGAACAACCGGAGCGTTGGCGTAGACGGAAAGGTTCCAGTCGGCCTGTGCCTTCGGAGCGGCTTCGGCCACGCGGTCGGCAAAACCGCGCTCAACGGACTCTCCGGCGGAAAACCACGTTTCGGCCTTCATCCACCCGGCGATCTCCTCCGGCGTACAGCCCGTTTTCTTGGCGTAGGTGTCCACCAGCGAGGCGTCGAGCTTTTCCAGCATCTCCGCCGTGTGCAGGAGATCGTCGGCGTTGCCCGCCGTGAACGTCCATGCCTTGTGGATCATGAAGAACCCGCCGGGCGCGATCTCCACCTCGTCACAGGCCACGGCCACGAAGGAAGCCGCGCTTGCCGCGTACCCGTCCACATGGGCGACAATCCGCGCCGGATGGTTCCGTATGGCCGCTTCAATGGCCCGCGCCGCGAACACCTCGCCGCCCGGGGAATTGATCCGCAGGTGGATGGTCGGCGCATCAAGAGCGTTCAATTCTTTGACGAACTTCTCGGCGGAAATGCCGCCCCAATAGTCGTCGCTCACAATCACGTCGTACAGGTACAGCGTGGCCTCCCCGGACTCTTCAGCCTTAGCTTTTGGGGGGCTGACCGTCCTGTTCCGGGCGTTGTCGCGTAGGAGTTTCAACAGTCTGTCCATTTTCGTCCTTTTTCACAGGGTGTTGCAGTTCGTCGCCGCCATCGATGGGCGGCAGGCCCTCGGCGGCCCGGATCTCGTTTGTGGTCATGAAGCCCGGCTCCTGCATGGAGCCGCGGGCGATACGGTAGAACTCGCCCCGCGTCTTGGTATCGCCACGGGTCAGCTCGGATTCGTCGAACTCGGCAAAGAAACCGTCCCGGAACAGCTTGGCCTCAAGCTCCTGTTCAATGGCGGTCAGATGATCGTTCAGGGTGAAGGTCGTAAACCAGCGTGCCATCTGCTCGACGCCGCTCCCCCACGATGAGGTCTTTTCCGTCTCCCCGATCATGACCGGGGGAACGCCGAAGAAACGGCAAATGTCGATGACGGAGAACTGGCGGGACTCGATAAGCTGCGCGTCTTCGGCGGACATGCTCAACGTCTTGGCCTCGCCGCCTTCAGTGAGAAGCAATGGGCGGTGGTGGTTGGCCGTGCCCGTATACCGGGCGTCGAAAAACTCCCGCAGATCGTCGGTTACTTTAGGATCGAGCTTGCCCGGATAGGTCAGGGCAATTTTCGACAGCATCCCATTGCTGAAAAACCGGGCGCTGGACTCTTCCGCCGCCAGCCCGAGGCCGATCCCCTGCCCCGCCGCCGAAATGGTGGACAGGCCCCGCTTGCCGTCCCAGCCGACATTGGGGACGTGCAGCATGTCGTCCTGATCGTAGAGCCGCGCCTGCCCGTCCTCGAACGTCACCCGGTAGAACAGCCTGTTCCGCTCCACGCCGAGCCGCTGATCAAGCCCGAGTTCCCATGCCCAATAGACAACCACGTTGCGCGGGTTCAGGGGATACAGCCCCACGGGTTCGCCGGAACGCTCCCGGATGATGTGGGCGTAGCCGTTCCCCTGAAGCACCTTGTGGGCGACAAAGGTTTTCCAGAACGTGGTGGACGTCATGAATCGGTTGGGCCGCAGGCGCAGCACGTCCGCCAGCGGGTGCCCGTGGGCAAGCTGGCGCTGTTCCGTGCCTTCCCGCAGGTAGACCTTCACTGGAGCCGAAGCCACCGCGCCGCCGAGCAGTCGGACGCAGGCGAACACCGCCGAGAAGCGCATGGCGGACTCGGGCGTCACAACCTGCCCGGAAGCCACCGGCGCGCCCATGCCGAACAGTTCGGAGAAGTCGGAAAAAGAGGCCCCGCCGGATATGCTGGCATTCTGAGGCCGCCCGGTGCGGCGTGTGGCAAGGGGATTCCTTCTCATGCCCGCCATTACAGATCCCCCCACAGGTCAACGAAACCTTGCGTGATGACAGCGCCGGATCCTTCTTCCGGCACGGCCTGCGCCCGACCAAGCGCCATGATCGCGGCCACCGCGCCGTCGATCTTGTATTCGTAACGGTCTTTCCGGGGATAGATGTTGTCCTTGGCGTCCGTGAAACAGACCGTGTTCGACATGCACCACGTCAGGACGGGATTTCCGTCATGGCGAATCTTCCCGGCATCCACCAACGCGATCAGCGTTTTGAAAGGATCGGAGAAGTTTTTCACCGTAGCGCCGAACTCCACCATCGTCAGGCCGGAATCCGCCAGATGCGTCACAAGCTGCGCCGCCTGATACGGGTCATAGGGGCACTCCCGCACCTCAAAACGCTTGGCCTGCTCAAGGATATGTTCCTCAATGGTGTCGTAATCGACCATCCCGCCGGGCGTGAGCGTGATCCAGCCTTCGGAAGCCCACCCCCGATAGATGTCCGCATTCTGGGTGGATTCAAGCGCGTCTTCGGGAAGGAAAAAATCGGCAAACAGCGCATACGTCCCGCCGTCTTCCGGGAAGAGGTACACAACGGCGTTCAGGTCGTTCTTGCTGGCGAGGTCAAGGCCCATGAAACAGGGTTTCCCGGCGAAGCGTTCCCGCGACAGGCCGGGCTCGGCGCACTTCTCCCAGTTCGTCATGTTGAAGGCGGCGGCGCGGGCGTTGCACCAGATATTCAGGTGCTTGGTCTTGAACGTGTTCTGCTTCGAGGGGTTCTGGATGGCCTTCAACTGCTGCGCCAGCAGGTAGTCTTCCATGACGGAAACACCGAAATTCGGGTTCGCCTTCCGCAACGCCTCGGGGCTCTTCCAATCGTCCTCGGCGTCGATGGTGTAGACGACGGCAAACAGTTCCTCATCCTGAAGCGTGCGATCAAGAACCTTCCCGGCGCGGAGCCGCATGTCATAGCAGGGGCCGCCAAGGTTGAAGCCCGCCGTGGTGATGACGATGATCAAAGGCTGGCGGCGTGCGCCCATGCCGGTGATCATGGTGTCGTACAAGCGCGGGCTGTCGTGCTCGTGGTATTCGTCAACGATGGCGCAGTGCGGCGACGCGCCGTCGCCGGGATTCCCAATCAACGGAGCAAACTTAGAGGCAGATCCAATGATGTTTATGTTCTTTGCGAGCACCTCCACGCCGTAATGCTCCGTGAAGTTCTCGGCACGCTCAGCCATGATCCGCGCGGGGCCGAACACTTCCCACGCCTGTTTTTCCGTAGTGGCGCCGGAGTAGACTTCCGCCCCCGCTTCCCCATCCTCCACGAACATATAGAGGCCGACCGGGGCCACAAAGCAGGACTTCCCGTTCTTGCGCGGGATTTCCATATAGGCTTCCCGGAATCTCCGCAGCCCGTCCTTGGCGCGTTTCCAGCCGAACAGCGTGGAGAGGATGAACTTCTGCCACGGCTCAAGTTTCAGGGTCATGCGCTTGCGCGCCCATTCCCCTTTGACGTGGGGCATCATCTCCTCAAACTTGATCACCCGCTCGGCGGCGGCGCGGTCAAAGAAATACGGAGCGCCGTCAACGCCGTCCCACCTTCCCAGATCGGCGAGCTGGCGCTTGCAGGCGAGGATCACCCACTGGCACGCCAAAATCCGCCCGGCGACAACATCGCGGGCGTACCGAAGCGCGGCTTCAACGTGGGGATATGTCGGTTCCTTTGCCATGATGTTTCCTACAAGGCCGCGAAGCCCTTTTTCTCGCCCGTCTTTTTCTTTGCGCTGACACGGGTACGGCTGCTCGGGGACATGCCGAACTCGGTCAAATACTTGTGCATCAGTTCCAGCGACTTGTTGGCGATACCCACCAGAGGGTTCTGGATGATATTGCCGTTTGAGGTCGTTTCCGTGAGCTTCATGGTGCCGTCGATGTTGCGGAGTTGCTCTTCCGCCTCGACCCACCGTCCATAGGCCTGGCAGTAGGCCGCCAGTGCCGCCCGGTCGATGGTGGACAGGATGCCGAGTTCATACAGTTCGAGCGCCAGCCGTTCCCATTCCTCCCGCGCTTCCGGCGACAGGTGCGGCGGCGCGTCGGGGATTTCCGGGTCCGGGGTTGGCTCATCCGGGTTCATCCGGCATTTCTGCAGCGTCCCGCGAACCATTTTCAAATGTGTCGGCAACGGCTTACGTCCCGCCATATCCCGGTTGACCCCCTCCCCCCATTTTGCACAAACAAAAATCCACCTGCCCTATGCGGTCTTCCGGTGGTAGCACCAAACATTTGATCCCCCCCCTCATCGTGTCACCGCACGCCCGCCATTCTCCCGGACGGTCTTGCGGCTGTGGCAGGCATGGCAGAGGGGTTGCAGGTTGCTCCGGTCGTCCGCCCCGCCGTCGGCTCTGGCCACGATATGGTCAACGTCCGTCGCCGGCACGATGCGCCCGGCCTTGCGGCACTCCCGGCACAACGGTTCATCCATAAGGATCTGCGCCCGCAGCTTCCGCCACCGAGCCCCGTACCCGCGCCGGTACGCGCTCTCCCGCTGACTGTCCTGCTCGGCCTTCCACTTCCTCGCCCGCGCTTCCGCCGCGTCCTTGTGCTTCGGGCAGTAGCCGGACGGATCGCGGGTAAGCTCATGGCATCCGGCATGGCGGCACACCTTGAGCGGTCTAGGGGGCATCGTCGTCCCCGCCCACGGCCTCATCCACCCGCCGCTCCACCTTCCGCTTGCTGCGAAGGAGCACCCGCCGCAACAGGTCCGGCACGGGGATGCCGAGCCGCTGCATGTGGGCAATGACGGATACGGCGTCCGTAATGATCAGGTAGACGATAAACAGGTTCAGGAAGGGCATGTCGAACCCGCCGAAAGACCGCGACAGACTGGCGTTGACCATATCAACGATCCCGATGTAGGCCATGTAGTACAAGAACTTGAGAGCCCCGTGCCACAGCATCCGACACCTGAAATGACGACGCCGCGCCGCATCCGCGACCCCAAAGGCAAAGTCGGCTACCATCATGACCGCCAGCATCCACAGCAGATAGACGTCACCGCCAAACAGCGAGACGACGCCAGCGACGCACGAACCGACAAGAGCCTTGTCCGGCCACAGGGCCAGCAGGCTTTGCGTGTAGTAATCAAGCCCCTCCAACGGGGCGGGCGGCTGCATCATCATTCCTTCCCGGCTGCGGCCCGTATCGCCGCCTTGTCCGCATTGCACGCGCCGAGCGCGGCTTGCCAGTCAAACACATGCCCCACAAGGTCGAGGTTCGTATCCCCGGCCAGCACGGGCGCGGGCGTCGGCTCGGTCAGATACATGGGTACTTCCTCCCGTATGACCAACGGAACCGCCGCCACTTCCCGCCTACCGGAACAGCCCGAGAACAGCGGGAGGCAAAGGAGTAGCACCCCAATCGCCAGCCTCTTCGTCATGCCGCATCGCCTCCCGCAGCTTGCGCCGCTGTTCGTCCCTGTCCCGCGTGAGCGCCTTGATCGTGGCGTCCCGTTCCGCCGCCGCAGCTTCCGCCGTGGCCTTCGCCGCCGCCAGTTCCCTGACCGCGGCCTCTCCCGACTGCGCAGCGGCTTTCCATGTCGCGGCGTCCTGCCGGGCTTCCTGCGCTTCCGTCCGGGCCGTGTCGCGTTCCGTTCGTAAGGTGAGGACGTACACACCAAGCCCAATAGCGAAGAGGCACAACGCCCCGGCCAGCACCGCCCGCCGATTCATTCCGCAATCCCCCACCGCGCCGCCAGCCGTTCGACCAGCGCCCGGCAATCAGAGGTACGGTTGAGCCAGCCGCGCAGGAACGCCGCGGACTTCGGCTTCTTCGCCACGAGTCCGCGGTACCACCGCTCACGCTCCAAGAGCATGAAGGATGCCAGCTCGCGCTGATTGCAGGACTCCGCAGCCGTCAGCGTGTTCCGCCCGACGATGCCGTCCACCCCAACGCGCAGGAGCCCTTGCAGCATCCTCGCCGCACGCGGGACACCCGCATTGACGGCGAAGTCATAGAAGCACACGGCGACCAGCGGGGGCATTTCCCCGGCACGCGGCCTGTCCCAGAAGTGACGCTTGAAGATGTCGCGGGCCGTATCCTTGGTGACGGCCAGCACATCGTCCCGATCAATATCCCCGTCGCCGTCAATGTCCCCTTCCCAGAGATCAAGCTCCTTCAGGAACATGAGGCTGACGCCGTACATGGTGACGCCGCCCGGATCGTTCGGATGGTCAAAGTATCCTCCCTCCCACTTGGCGACATGGGCATGGGCGGCTTCAAAGACTTCCTGTTGGTTCGGCATAAAAACGCTCCCGCACTGAAAGATGGCAGGAGCGTAGCACGGGCTTTTGTGAAGCCGCTGGCACAAGCAGGCACAAGCAGGGAGAGGCAGGGAGAGGCAGGGAAAAAGGGGGTTGACGAAATTTCACCCCTTGCATGATGAATAATTTTTATATAATTTTTATTGACAAAAGAATAAAAATTACATAATTTATCTTTAACGAAAGGGGGACGGAATGACCAGTAGGGAAATCATCAAACGGCTTGAAGAAGATGGCTGGTATCATGTGAAAACGACAGGAGATCATTACCAGATGAAACACCCTACCAAGCCGGGAAAAGTCACAATCGTCCATCCGGCAAAAGATTTCAGTATCGGGACGTTAAGAAGCATTGAAAAACAAAGTGGGGTGAAATTGAGGTAGCTGAGGGAGGGGGAAAACCTCCCTCCCGCCACAATTTCAACCCGCACAGGAGAAAATATATGTATTATCCGGCCACATTTACACCGCACACTGACGGAACGGGACGCTATGATGTGACCTTTGCCGATTTGCCCGGCTGCGTATCGCAGGGGGCATCCCTTGAGGACGCTATCCGCATGGCGCAGGAAGCCTTGGGGCTTCACATCGGCAGTATGGTTGAAGACGGCGATACGCTTCCTGAACCCTCAAGCCTTGAAGGGGCACGGAGAAAGGACGAACAGGAAGCAAAGGAAGAAGGATACGCAATCCCTGACGGAACCCTGTATCAGTTCGTAGTCGCTGACGTGAAAAAGAAGGAAGCGGCACCGATCAGACTATCCATTTCACTCAAGCCCGTCATCGTCGAGCGTATCGACAGCGTGGCCGCAGAGCTTGGGCTTACCCGTTCCGGGTTGATCGCCGTCGCTACCCGCGAGTATTGCAACCGTATGCAGGCATAAACCGCCCTGCAATCAATAACCTGAATCCCCCGCACTGCCGGGGGATTCTTTGCTTCTGGCCTCCTGCCACAGATAAAGCCGGTTCAGTTCCGCCCTGTATCGGGTGATCTCCCCTTTTTCATCACGGTCAACGACTATCGGGGCATCCGCCGCAACCCATTTCCGCACCTGTTCACAACCGACGCCGAACGCCCGGCAGATTTCCGACATGCTCCGCAGCACCACGGGGACATAATTGACGGACACCGGAATCACAGGCCGCTCCCGTACTTTTGGCGGTTCATCCCCTGCTCATAGGCCTTGATGCCTTCCTGCATCCCCCACCTGTACGCCGCCACGCCCACGGCAGCGCCGCACAAAAAGACTATCCCGAAAATCATCCTCTCGCCTCCTTTTCCCCGCCGACGCGCCGCCATTGGTGCGTCAAATTGCAGCGACAGCGCCACCATACGCGACTGGCTTCTCAAAATCCATCATGCCGGAACACATACCGCGCCTTCCATGCTCTCGGCCATATCCAGCAAGAACTGCGGGACGGGCAGGCCCCGCGAACGCCGGATTTGGAAAAGCCCTTTCAAACCATCCCGCCACCGGGAATCCTCCTCGGCGGTCATGCGGGAAGTCCGGCGCGTGGGCGGCATGGCCAAGCCTTGCCCGTTCCGGCGTTCCGGGCGGGGGTAGAGGCCTCCCTTCCGGTATGGGCGGCGCGGCGGGCACTCCCACCTTTACGCCCTGCCCCTCATGTTCGGCGGCAGCGCACCTCCCGGCATCAGTACGGGCTCTGTCCTCGCCAGCCGCAGGCGGCAGGGAAGAAGCCCCGCACGCCTCAAAATCCTCCCACCGCCGCCCCTGCAGCCAGTTCTCGGCGTACATGCGTATCCTGCCTCACCCTTGCGGCCAATTCTTCATGCTCCGCAGCCGCAGCACTGGCGGCGCGGATGATGACGGGCACCAACTCAGGGGCCTTGCGCGTAGCCGCAAGCCACATATCCGCCGCTTCCGCCTTCCCGCGCCGGTAGCCGTAGGCATCCCAGAACGCCTCGAAGTCGGCAAGAGCCTGCCCGGAAAGCCGACGCCCTTTTGCCGAGACGTAAAAAGCCTGTCCGCCGTCAACGCCGCTCCGCGATGGGCGACGCGGGACAGGGGCAACGCCCTGAACCGCCGAAGCCTTGCCTTCCGGTTCCGGCACGGCCTCCCTTCCCTCTCCCGATGTGCCGGGCAAAGGTACGGCTTTCCCCTCTCCCATCGCATCGGGGAAAGCGCCCTCACTCACAGCCGCATCGTCCGATGCGGAAGAGAGTTCTTTTCTTGCCTTCTTATATTCTTTGATCGTGTCGGGCGGTTGTAAAGCTGGTTGTTCAGACGGTTGTTCAGCAGATGAACAACCAGCTTTACAACCGGAGGCATCCGATGACTGATGCCGCGCCCAGTTCGTCACCGTGATCAGCGTGTACCTGTTCCCAACACTACGCCGGATCAAGAATCCATCCTGCTCCAGATCATCAAGGATAGACAAAAGCGTCGTTCGACTGAGCTGGCATTCCTCGGCCAGATACGCACCGGAAAAGGCGAACTGCCCGGCCTTCAGCTCGTCGCCGCGATAGTAGCAATCCTTCCAAGCCACCTTGAGCAAAATGGTCAACATAACCCCGCGATGCAAGGCCCCCCGGCTCCACGCCCAGCTATCCTCGGCACATCGCCAACACTTGATAAAGCCGCGATACATCTTACACCGCCTTTCCCTTGACTCTCTGCCGCATTATCAGCATACTGAACTCCTGCGCAGGGATGCACTGCATCCCGTATTTCATGGCCTCGCCGTCTGATCCACGGCGAGGTCTTTTCATTCCGCCGGAACAGCCGCGGGCGTCATGCTCATGTGCTTCACCCTGTCCCGCACCTCTGCACGCTTCGCATTGTTGAACCGCTCCACAGTCCCCACGAGATACCCGGTAATCCGCCGGATGCGCTCGAACTTCACGCCCTCGCCCACCTTGCCGTTTACAACCGAAAAAGAGTCCCATTTATCTTTTTTCATTTTTATATCACTATGTTACAAATTGATTTTTCCCAAAATGTAAACAAATACCCTCTCAATGCCAAAAATTTACAGATGCGCTTCTTCAAACCGTAATTGCCTCTGTTCACAGGTTATCGTGATGAGGCTGACACGATGCGCCGCCCGCTCTAGCCTCATATGGGCAATGGCAAAAAATGCAGGTTCAATCTCAATGCCGACGAAACGCCGCCCCTCCAAAAGAGCGGCTTCGCCTACAGCACCGCTTCCCATGAAAGGATCAAGGATAGTCCCTTCGGGGCACTTCTTTATGAGCCGCCGCAGTAATGGGACAGGCTTCTCATTTGGATGTACCCGTCCATTTTTCGCCGTCCCCTGTACAGGCGGACAGTAAATGACGGAACCTTCATCCCTCTTTCCGACAAACCCTTTTCCGAGTACATAAATGTCCTCGGCGGACGGTTTCCAAGGAAGATCAAGGGCACCCATCCCCAAAGCCGATCCTTTATCCCATATCAGGACATGCCGCGTTCCTTCGGGAGCCCTCGCCTTACGGGAGCCGAAGACCAGCATGGGAGAACAGAGGCGACGGCAAAGCCGTAACGCCTCATCCCTAACCGCCGTAGTCTCGTCTCCTGAAATCCTTTTGCCGGAAGCCCAAAGTTTTTCGGTCGCATACCCACTTTGATACGCAATGCCATAGGGCGGATCCGTCACTACCGCATTGACCGTATCCAGCAAGGGAAGAATGGAGAGGCAATCCCCGCGATAAATGACCGCGTTGCCGATGACGATCTTCTCATTCATACCCTCGCCTCCATTCCCGCCCGGCGCGGCGGCAGATACGCCAGCAACGGCAAATGGGGCTTCGCCTCTTCCGCCCACGTCCCCGGCCCATTGGCCGTAACCAGCGCGGCGACGAACTGCGGCGGAACGCTGTTCCCGCACATCCTCACCTGCGCCGTTTTGCTGATCGGCTTCCCGCCGCACTCCGGCGCGATGACGTATGTGTCGGGGAAGCCCTGCGCCCGGTACAGTTCGCGGGGGGCCAGCATCCTCATGGCGATGTCGACGATCCGGTAGACGACGCCCCGGATTACGATCTCGGCCTCGGCGTCCGGCCCGATGACGCCCCACCGCCGCAGCCAGTCCAGCGTCTGGGCGTACCGTGCGCCGTCCGCATCCAGTTCGGCGCACACAAGGCCCATGCGATCCTTGGCCGTGACCGTGTGCAGCGGCGCGCCGGCGTCACTCCCGCCGCCTGTCCCGTAGTATTTGATCAGCGTGGCCGTGGTGAGCGCATGGTGCTGGCCCTGCGCTGATACCGTCCTCAGCGGCTCGTCAACCGGAGCGCCGATATTGGCGCCGCGCATCTTGACCATGCTGGCCGTCACCAGCATGTCATGATTGGATTGCGTGATCGTAGGATGCGGCGCTTCTACCGTCTGCCCTACGGAGTTGCCGAACTGCCGGGACAGTATCGGGGCCGTTAGAACGTGATGGTTCCCGGTGGCCACGGTAGGCACCGGGACGCCCAAACCGCTTGGAGCGTGCCCCGTGGTGTTCGTCATCAACACGGGTGTTGCAACTGCGAACCCCGGCGACTGTGTGACGGTTCCAAGCGAGGCATCAATCGTCTGCCCCCTGAAACAACGGTATGTCCCATCCCGCGTCGTGTGGTTCGCGCTGACGATGAACGGTTCCCCCGCTCCGAGCACATACCGTCGGATGCCTTCGGCGATGCGCCGTTGCGTGGCTTCGACCAACGGTTTGCTTCGGACGAAAATCGACCGCGCCGGGGCAGTCCAGTCCACGCATTCCGCAGCCGTCCGATACGGCTTGAGTTTTCCGGAGAGGACGGCTGGCGAGTCTTTGGGGCCGTGCGTCGGTTCAGGCCAGACCACCGGGCGGCCGTCACGCCGCGCCACCACGAAAAGCCGTTTCCGCG